TTCATTGATATTACTGGGTACGTTTTGTTCTGAAATAGAAAGTGGTGTTTGTCCAGAGATATTTTTGACGTTTTCCTCTAATTTAATGATACGCTTATCAAAGTTTGATATTACTTCTGGCAATGTAAGCTTTGGGGGGTCCGATTTAGTAACTGGCGACGCAGTAGACGAAGGTCTTGATGTTGATGCGGGTCCGGATGTAGCAGGTTGAGGATTAATACCCGCCCGACGGCGAATGGCAGCAGCATTTGAACTACTCATTTCTGTATAAAATATACATTATAACTACGACAATTCTCTAAGTTGTTATAACAATAAACATTTTACGTACTATAGCCGTTTACTTATTCAAAAAGGTCTAAATCTTTGTAGGGCATCTTTGTCGCCTCCGGTATTTCCGGTGTAAAGCAATATCAGTAAAAGAACAAATATATTTTTTGATATCATTTGGTAAAGGGAGGGAATATAATAGGCGTAATCCAGCAAACTCCGACGATGACGGCGTAATAATTTCATAAAACTTATTCACCGAACTAACTATGCGCGGTTTTCCCTCAATGTTAAAAAGTGTTTCGTACCGAGAACGGGATAATAATAACTGAAGCCCGGTATCAAATGACTGTGTTCTCCCTCTAACAAAATTGGACTGGATAAATGTACCAATCATGGTATAATTGTTCGGCAGGCGAAGATCGTTGGTTAAATTCCATTGAACATCAATCATATATTTTTTACCAGGAATAAGGTTATGTGGAGAAATGGTAGTAGATAATGGCATATACAATATAACTTATATAATAATGTATATTGAATGGAATATTGAGAATGTAAATAACATAAAAAGTTTATTGCAGCGTGTAGACTTGTCGTTGAGCATTGAAATTATTCAGAATATCGGCGGCGGTTAATAAAGCGGAGTATCCCAAAATAGCACCAATATTGCCACCAAATGTTTTGCCGGCATCGCGGTTGATTGACCCAATTCGTACGTGTGTTCCCACAACCAATGCGTCGTCATTGCATACTCCTGCTTTATCAAGCGCGCCGTTTATATACAAAGAAACCGTTCCATCAGTACTGTCTCGCGTAACTGCAATAAATGTCCACAACCCGGAATTGACTGATTTTAACGACCGAACCGTAATTTCATTTATATCTGTTGTATTGTCCCCATAAGCTAATTTCCCGTTACTATCAATTCCAATACTGAAACCGGTAGATGTTGTAACATCGTCGGTTTGATTTGAAATTAAATGCATTAAACTAAGATGGTCTAATCCGTCACCTATGCCGTTCACTGTCTTTATCCACGCACAGTATGTAAAATTGTATAACATGGTAACTGGTTGCAAATATGACATATAGTTACCTATATTGCCAGCGATTGAAATAATTGGTGAACGAACAAACTTAAATGATTGAGTGATAACATTTTCAATCAATGCTGGTATAGTGTGGCCGGAGAGGTCCGCATTATATGAAATTCCGCCTGAAATAACATTGGTCCATTGTGGTGGGGTTTTATAATAGCCAGATACACTATCAAGTTTATTTGCATCAAAGTAAATTAACAAATTATTAAATATAAGTGGTGGGGCAGGTGTATATGGATAACATTTTGTTCCACGTCTATATTTGGCTAAATCTGTTCTTCGTCTGCTCATCTATGTATACACCCTAGAAGATTTAAAATGGCACGGTTAAACAAATTACAATAAATATACATAAAATTATTTAAAAATTATATGTATATATTTAGTAAATGGATAATAATATGGATGAGATTATAAATGAAAATAATTTATTAAAACAGCATGTAAATGAACTTGAAGAGCGATTAAAAAAATATACAAGTGGTAAAAATCACAAGAAATATTATGAAAAAAATAAGGAAAAGGTTATGGAAAATGGTGCCAATTATTTACATAAATTAAAAGAAGAAAATCCAGATAAATTAAAGGAATATAGAAGGCGAGCATATTTGAAAAGAAAAGAAAAATTAGAAAAGGAGAAAAATGAAAATATTTAGGAATAAATAAATATGCGGAAAACTATTTAAAATAAAATGTTTAGTAAATGTATAAGGATGGAAAAGGCGAAAGAGAAACCGACAGAGTTTTTCAAATCCACCAAAACTTCGCTCAAAAGCATACTGAAACACCCTGAAATAAACACAACTAAAATTAATGATGTAGTAATCAAGTCACACAAAATCGTTATTCATACTTTACAATTTCTAAAAATGTATATTCTTCATCATTATCAAACACAATCACAAACCATACCCATTATTGATAAGATTTTGATGTTGAATGTTATGAAGGTTGTTTGTGGTGAAAAACATACCAAAACAGGAAAACCACCCAAGAAAGAAACCGTTGAACTCACTACAAAACTTACTTCCTTCTATACAGAGCATTACAAACCGTATACACAATCAGAGCAATTGGATTATGAATATATGAGTAATGTGCTTTCTTATTTATGTGAAGACATTATGACGATGTATGAAAATAACATCCAATTACATTATGTGGATTATGTAGAACGCTTTGTAAATGTTGTGTGGAAAAAGAAGATGATGATTGAGAAGATACGAAAAATATTTCCCACCAAAAAAGAACGAGAAGCACGAGTTCGGCAATTGGAAAAGGAACTGCGAAAAATAAAGAATGATTTGTTGAATGTAGATAATAATATTGAATACACATCACAATCACACTATCATAAATGGATTACCCAACAAAAGAAATATATTCTTCCCAACAAAAAGTTTCAAAAACAAAGCATTTATTATGATTTGAAATGTAAACCTATTGATTATTTCCCCTGTATGATTACAATGATGAAACAAGTTGAAACTGCTGAGGAAACAATCAGTAATGTTTTTCCTTTACGAAGTAGTATTGCTCCTGGTTATATTCGGTTAGACACGATTACATTAGTGTATTTGCTTTTACGAAAAGAACAAGGAAAGAAAAGTGATTTTAGTAATCAAGGCAATACCAAGAAACACGAAGATAAAATATGGAAGTTCTTTTTCCGCACAGAAAAGAAAGTGTTTCATAAGACAGATTTTTCATTCCATCATATGATTTCTACTGATGGTGTTGGAGTAAGTGTATTATTTTTACGAGAAGATTTAGTAGGAAAACGATTACCAAGTGCTAAAAAATGTGTATCAAAAGAATTGTATATTGATGAACTGAATGATTATTCTGCTTTACGAGATAAAACGATTGTGGGCGTCGATCCGGGTAAAGAAGATTTGATTTATTGTGTTGATGACGCTTCCAAAGATGCGAATGTATTTCGGTATTCACAGAACCAACGAAGGAAAGAAACCAAGTTGAAAAAATACAACAATATCATATTGGGTATGAAAACCAATAAAATACAAGGAAAGAGTGTGATTGAATATGAAACTGATTTGTCTTTGTATAATCGTAAAACACTTTATATGGATAAGTTCAAGGCATATGTAACCGAAAAGAATAGAATAAACCATATATTATTTGATTTTTACTCAAAACAATTGTTCCGCAAGTTAAAGTTTGGAAGACATATCAATATCAAACGAAACGAACAAAAGATGATGAGTGATTTCAGGAAGATGTATGGTAATCCTGAAAATGTAGTTATTTGTATAGGAGACTGGGAACAACGAAAGCAAATGAAATACAAAGAACCAACATTAGGAATAGGAATGAGAAGTTTGCTTCGTAAAAACAACTACAAGGTATATTTAGTAGATGAGTTTAGAAGCAGTTGTAAATGCTCCAAATGTGATGGAGGAGTATGTGAGAAGTTTATGGTAAGGAAAAATCCCAGACCAAATAAAGATGATATGCGGTTGGTTCACGGGCTACTACATTGTAAGAATGGTTGTGGCGAGTGGAACAGAGACCGCAATGGTTCATCTAATATCTACAAGATAGCGTATCAAGCAATATATGGAATGGAAAGACCAGGTTATCTATGTAGAACAAGTAATCAAGCCGTTTTAACGAATTGCTATAAACAAAATATACACAAGGTATGAAAAGACCTAAACTTTGAATGTATTTTTTTGGTGCTAACCGTGCCATTTTAAATCTTCAAAGGTGTATAGAGTAAATAGAAATAAAGGGGTGATTAGGCCCGCATCGCAGCCTTTATTTGTGGATGATGTTGATAATTGCTAATTTTGAAATCTTCTAGGACGTAATCATTGATGTTTTCCCTTTTATTCAATATTTCTAGTGTTGGGAACTCATATGGCGTTCTTGTCAGTTGTTCTTTTACTTGGTCAAAGTGGTCATCGTATATATGACAATTCCCACCATAATGGATAAATTCATATGGTTCCAAATCGCAGTGCTTTGCGATTAGACAACACAATGCCGAGTAAGACATTATGTTCAGTGGAATTCCTAAAAATTCGTCTCCGCTGCGCTGCATTAAGCAGCAGCTTAGTTTATTCCCATCAACCACATTGAATTGAAACAAAACGTGACAAGGAGGAAGAACCCCTTGGTCTAATTGTTCGGGGTTCCACGCACTAATTACCATTCTTCGAGAGGTTCTCAATTCAGGATTTTTCAAAGTATCAATTACATTTTGAAGTTGATCGATACCTTTGCCGGTATAATCCGCATCGGGGTCCGTTTCATATGCAGCATTCCAATAACGCCATTGATGTGAGTAAAGTGGTCCAATTTGTCGTCCAGGCGTATAATGTGATAGTCCCCGTGAAGCGATATACTCAGCAGTAGTGTTCCCGTCCCAGATATGTACATTTTGGTCGGTAAGGATTTTATTATCAGTTTGTCCCTTGATAAACCATAACAATTCTTTTAAACAAGTCTTCCACGCGGTTTTCTTGGTAGTGAGAATGGGAATTTTACCATTTTCCAGAGAGAAATGCATCGCCGCCCCAAAGACACAACGAGTATTGCCATTTCGTCCGACCTCATTGTGACCCTCATCAATAATATCTTGAAGTAGGTTCAAATACTGGTACTCCTCGTGTTTATCAGATGAGTTCGCATCTCGGTTTCGGTATTGGTTGCATTCAACTACGCGTCTCAACATTTGGTATATACAACAATGCCGGGAGTATTTAAGTAGTTTTCTGCAAATTTCTTACTGTTAAAACGGGTAGAACAAATAAAAAATGATATAAAGTTAAAACCGTCATATTTCTTAGCAATGAACACATCTACACCAAACAGTTCACAATCGTTCATTAGTACAATATGGACATCAATGATATTGGCGCTAGTAACATTTATAGTAAATAGATTCATGGACGCTCCAAAAAGTATGATGTTGGATATAAGAGTTCTAATTGCATATTTACTCGGGAGACGTACTGTAACCTTAGACGGAGAAATAGTACATAAGTCAAGGTATTGGGGAGGAACAGATATAAACGTATTATTTAGCACAAGGTTTAATGCGTTATGGAGCTATGTACTTGATAATATGCAGAATAATAGCATGATAGTAAGCATGTGTGAAGTATTGAAAAAACATACATCAGATACAGATCAAGAAGCAGTATTTATTGCGAATCAAAACTGGGCTTTTTTGATTGATGAAGACCGTGATATCTATGCAATCACTCGTACATCAACTGATGGCACGTCTAGCGAGAAGAATGGGAGTGAGGAGCGACGTGTCAAATATACAATTGAACTATATTCACGGAAATCATCAGTAAAGGA